ACATCAGGACTTGTTACTAATTGTTCTAACCAAATACTTTCATCTTCTGTAATCCAATCACTATTGATTGTAATAGTATCATCTAATACAGTTTCGTATTGGCTTAGTCCTCTACTTGTTGTTGAGTAGTTGTAATTAGTGCCACTCCATTGATTTGGATTGCTTTTGTAAGTATTTCGTTTAATATTGGTGTTCTTAGTCATTGCGCCTGTAAAAGTGTAATAATCATACTTACCATAGTTATTCATAAACTTAAAACGAATAGGTGTATACTTACTACAAATATCTTCTCCAGGATATATTCTTATTGTTTCACTTACTATCGCTCCTGTGCTGTTTTTAATTCTTACATCATAATATTCCCAATTAACAACGAAGATAGGTGTTGAACCACTTGATAAGTCTGCATTGACTAATGTAGTTAGCCAATCATAATCTACTCGTACATTGATTGAACGGTCTTGCCTATTGCTTATTGATGTAAAAGGATTAGCAACTGTAACTGTATTAAATATCGTTCCTTCATCATAATAGGTTATAATCTCTAAAAACTTTGCTTCGTTTGCAGCATCAGTCATAAAACCTAAAATAAGTTTCTCACCTGTTCTCGATTCAAAAGTTGGCCTATCTGTTAAAAATTGACTTGAACTATTTTGCAAAACATAAGTGTTTGTTGTAAAATCTAAAAAGTCCAACGGACTAAACACACCGTTAAAACAATAACCACTTGAAGTAGTTAAGTTAGGATAATTAGTTATTCCACTACTTGCTCCATACTGCTCACCAAACTTTACTTCATAATAAGCTATTGAGTTTCCGCATTGCTTAAATGTAGTTGTATTATCATCAGCATCACGAGTTAAAAAGTTTTGAATGATACCAGCCACATCAAATGTTCCATAGTTGTTAGTTGGATTTCTGCCTACTTCTAATCTAGTGTAATCACTTGAACCATTTACATAAATATCTGCTATGTAACGAAAATTAGATTGAGCAACGTTTGTTGAACTCAAAGTAAAAATCATTTGATTGTAAACGGGCGCGTAGCTGTTAGGTGTATTGTATATTGTTAGTGCCATTATTCAAATTCTTGTGTTATGTCTTTTTCTAATTGTGGGATTTCTTCAGTTAAGAATGGTTTACCTTTATATCCAAATCTTTTAATAGTTCCTTTTTTAAGTATGTTTGTTGCTATTGCATAGGATAACGACCTTTGACCTTTTTTGTCTCCTGCTATGCTTTGTAATTCAGGTTTATAACTTATCCATTCTAAAATTTTAGGCTGTAACTTTTTTCTGTTTTCTTTTGAATATCCTTTTGCAGGTGTTCCTTTTTCTAAATCTTCCCAATAATCTTCGAGTTGAATGGTTACAGTTACACCGTTTTGATTTTGTTTAATTGGTAATGCCTTTAATGATTGAGATAAATTTTCTGAAGCGTTAAACTTATATTTCTCTAAATTATCTTTAACTCTTTTTAAAAAGTCATTTACTTTTTGAGAATAAATATCCTGTTCACCTGTTAGCTTACTTTCTACATCAGATAAAAAGTTATCTAACTCACTAAATTGCTGTTGGTTTATTTTTGCCATTTATTCCTATCTTTTATGTAACTTAAATAATTTAAAAAAGCAACTACATTCATATTTAAGTAAAAATCCCATTTACTTCTATCTTTACCGCTTAAGCTATCCAATGTAACATACCAACTCCAATAGTCTAAGTGTTTTTGTTCTTCAGTTCGTTCAATTCGCTCTCCATTGTCATTCTCGCTTCGTTCATTTGTTTTACCAAATAATCCTCTATATGAGGATACAAACCTTCTATAACTTTGCAAAAAAAAACACACAAAGGATAAACTATGCCTACATTTATACTCTTAATATGTTCGACTTTTTCTTCATAATCCATTTCGACCTCTTTTAACTTAAACCACTTTAGTTTATAAGGCTTAACAAACATTGCAACTAATTGAGGTAAGTTACCAATAATACTTTCTTCGCTTTCTGTTAGTTTGCTTAAACTTATAAAATCCCCAGCACTTAATTTAGTGATGTCATAATTTACTACCCATCTGTAGCCATTGTGCTTAAACATCTCAACTGAATTTGGAAAGTCCATTTTAAAAATAAAGTTTACACTCTTAATCAGTTCTTTTAGTTGGTCGATTCTTATTTTTTCAACTTCTGCTACTGTAATATCAGCCAAAATTGAAATAACTCGTATTTCTCTATCAATAGGATCAATCTCTTTATCTCGAACTATGTCGTAGATTAAAGGGAATTTCTCTATCGAGATGTCGTGCCAGCTTGTTGGTAATTCAATCTTCATCATTTTAAAAAGTACCTTTTAATTATATTATTGTGTATCTGCCTGTTTTGTATTTACTGTAAGCATGGAAACTTAAACATGATGCCATAACTCCGTCATCGTGAAATCCACTTGTTGCTGAATATTTAATTACTCTACTTTTTGGATTGTATTCGTAAGTAAACATTTCAAGTTCTTTGTCTAACCAATCCACGTTTAAGAATTTAACTTCTTTGTTTTGGTTTGCCACTATCAAAGATTCAACTATTTCTTTTTTGCTTTGATTTGTAGTAACGAATGGTTCAATAGTGCAGTAACTTGAACATTCTTTTTGTAACATTTCAAAGATTACATCTCCAATAGAGTTAACCTCAACCAATGCTGTTTGGACATTATTTGTCCTCAAACCTTGTGCGATATTCTTAACTATCGTTGCCCAGTCACTATGTCTCCAACGTTCAACATAAAACTGTTCGCCTTTTTCATTAAATATAGATAGGACTGAATAGTCGTCAGCCCTTCCCAAGTCAATACCTGCAAATCCTTTACCGTATGATTTATTATCCGTTAGTTGTCGGTTATTGAATAGCATTGCAGACCCATCAATAAACTCAGCTAGGTATTCCTGCCTGAATATCATTTCAGGTAGTGTTAACTTTGCATCGTCTATCTCTGATGGGTTTATCATTGGGTTATCGTAGCTTGTCATTGTAAAGGACTTGTACTGCTCATTAGTGCCATCCAATTGATGCATCTTATAAAAATGGTTTTTACCTTTTGGAGTTGAAATCAAAAGAACCTTTTTACCTTTTACAAGGACCGTAGCACGTAGGACCTCGGTCCATGCTTTTTCATCCATAAAGGCAAACTCATCACATACCAGGTAATCGAATGTGAACCCTCGAATGTTATCGTATCGCTCAGCACTAAAAAATTGAATTGTTGAGCCCGTAATATATTCTATAATTAACTCGGATTGATTAACCTTTCGGTATATTTCCATTCTTTTAGCAAACGCTTTAAACGTTTCTTCAAATACTTTTTTAGATTGTTTGTAAACAGGACTTACCCATGCTATTTTACAGCCTTTATTATTTAAAGCCCAATATAACATTTGATTCAATGCTAATAAAGTTTTACCAAACTGTCTGCCTATATTAATAACATAGTATTTTTCAGTTCCGTTATTTATTGCATTATGAATTTTCCTCTGATTCTGATGTGGATTGTATAGGATTGCTTTCGCCAAAGTCTGCTTTAAATTTCATGTTACCAGTTACCTTAATATCCTGCTGCTCTATATACCCTCGTTTCTTTGCTTTACATTTTAAATAGAACATAGTTGATAGTGGATTGCCTTTTTTTATTTGTTGATGCAAAGCTGATTCAGCAAAGTCCAAAGCTACATTATCAATCTCTTTTACAGCTTTCTTATATTCTTTATCTTTCTTTAACCAATCATAATGAGTATCGCGATTTATACCAACTTCTTTACAAGCTGTAGAAACAACGTTTAAATGTTTTTCCAATGCAAGAAGCATCTGCTTTTTTAATATGTCGGAATTTGACGCCATTTTCTTTTATAAAGTACCAATAAATCTATCTAAATACCATTTAGCTTTTTCGAGGTCTTCTTTTAGTTTAGTTTTATCTTTCTTACCTGCTCTACTTATGTATTTAACTACATTTCCTAAGTGAAAGTTTAGTTCCCATGCTTCTATTACTTTTATAGCTTCGTAGGTGTTTTGTTTACCTCCGTAGTGTTCAGGATTATTTACTTGTTCCATCTTTGATTGTTGCTAGTAAAAATTCAAGTAATTGTCTCCTACATTCTGAACATCCTAAGTTAAAAGGTTTGTTTCCTAACTTAATTGCTATTTCGTTTAATTCAGTCCAGTTAAATGTTGGTGAGTAATTTTTCCCCATTGACTCCCAATTTAACAAAGATTGCTTTATTTCTTCGGTCATAAATACCTATCGTTTAATCGTTCAAAGAGTGAAGCTATTAATGCAAAGGTAAAAGGAATTGTAATCAAATCAAAATAAGTAGTAAAGTTAATTATTTGATAAATTAAGAAACTCCAATAAGTTAAGCATAGTGGACAGGTAAAAGGTTTTCTGTGTAACCATAAAGGTTTAGGAATGAACTTTGCTATTATGTATGTAGTTGCGAGTAGTTGAATCATTGAATGTTAAAACCTTTTATGTTTATTTCAGGTATTTCATGCTTTGTACTTACAATAGTTGCCCATGCTCCATCAGTTATTAAGTTTCTTCTATAAGGAAATAAATGCCAAATCTTGTCTAACATATATCCATAAGCTGCTGGTTCGCTATCGTGAATAATCATGTAATCACAATTATCTTTTAGTTTTTGAATGTCAATGTATCTTCTTTCTCCTGGTGAGTGGTCGATTAATATTACTGAGTATTGTTCGTGATTAATTGAATCCCAATCTGTGATGTGAATTGCATTGTATTTATCAGCCCATTCTTTTGAGTAGTCGTAACTTATTAATTTACGCTTATCTGTTTTAAGGTATTGTTTAAGATAAGGTGTTGAGCCTTCACCACATCCCATTTCTAAAACAGGTTCCGTTTGTCCTTTAGTTTGTTTTAATGCCCACCAAAGTAATGGTCTGTGATTATCCCAATTTTGTACGTTTTCTATAAATTTACTCATTCTGTTTTACTTAATATATTTATAGCTGCATCTAAATTA